AGCCACCTGCTGGGATGCGTGCCTTTAGCCAGTCCCAGCTGCTGGATGCATCCAGGGTCTGCGAGCGCATGACGAGGCCCAGCTCTAGGCCGCGATTCCTCAGGGTGTAGGCTGTGCCTGGTAGCCACTGCACTTGCACATCCAGCCGGGCTCCAGTGGGGACACTGGCTAGAGCGAGCGCGTTCAGCGGCACGAGTTCGCTCTGCGCAGTGATGTCTCGCCAGTCCAGCAGGGTGGTGCCGTTGGAGGTGATCTTCACCTGCCCTCCTGGGTGATACTCCGCTACGCTGAGCCGCAGCGCGGTGATGCTGCCTCCGGTGGTGACGTTGCCTGCGTAGGTGCTGAGGTCTGTCCACTCCTGTTCGGGATTGATCAGCGTTTGGTTCCAGTCCTCGCGCTCAGTGCTGCCGAGCAGTGGTGGTGGTAGGTCTCCTGGTGCGTAGTAGCTGGGCTCAAGTGTGCAGGTGAGGCTCTGCGCTGCGTAGGGTGCTGCGCCCACATTCCAGACGATCTGCATGGCCATGCTGGTGGTGGTGGCCACTGCGTCTCTGAGTGGCTGGCTGTCCATGACAGCGGAGACGCGGTAGCGGCGACTCAGGCCTGAGCCTGCTGCCTGCCAGTGCGCGATGTAGAGCGGGCTCTCGAGGTATTCACCGAGGGGCTTAATGATGAGGCTGCCTGTGGTGCCACTGGGCAGCTCAGTGACCTTCCCCGCGTCATCGAGAAATACCACGTCGAGGTCGAAGGTGGAGCCCACTCTGAAGCTGAGAGTGGGGGCTGCATTGCCGACGATGATGAGGGAGCCCGAAGCCTGGGCGAGGTGGACCGTGTTGCTCACTCTGCGCAGGCTGAGTCAATGAGTGGCGGCAGTGCGGTGCGCATGGGTCCGTATCTGTCTGTGAGCTGCAGATGCACCTGGGCGCGGGTGCCAGCTCTCAGGCAGCGCTCCAGCTCCACTGCTGCTCTGCGTAGCAGGCCGGGCACGTCGATGAGGGTGTAGCTGTGCATCTCCCTCATGTGGGATCGCCACCACTGGCAGAGGAAACGTTCGTCCGGGTGAAAGGCATCCGGCCAGGTGCTGCGTGGCTCAGGTGCCTGCGTGGTGAGCGCGTGAGCCATGCTGGTGATGCCCTGACCTGCGAGTGAGACGGAGCCTCTGACGGGGTAGTAGGTGCGGCCTCTGCGGTAGGGAGCGCGGAGCACGTCCCAGCCCTCTGCTGCCCACTGGTGAAGTCGCGGCATGTCGTCGCGGTCCACATTATCCAGACCACGGAAGTGCAGGCAGGGAGGCCTCTGGCTAGGAGGCAGAAGAGCTGCGTAGTAGCGCCACAGGTGCTGTGCCCAGGGGAAGGCAGGCGGCTGGGTGACGAGGTAGACAGAGCCTAGCTCCAGCGCCAGCGCAGTGTCCAGCATCGTCTGATCCACGAAGAGAATGAGCGCGGCTCCCCAGTGCTGGAGGAAGCTGCCGATGGGACCTGCGCGAAGGTAGCGAGCGGCGAAGTCGTATCTCCTCAGCTCTGTCTGCGCGTACTGCGGCTCATGAAAGAGGCAGCAGCAGAAGGCATGGTCTGCGGTGGTGGGCTCCATCCGCACCGGGGTGAAGCTGGGCGGCTGCCAAGGGTTGTGTGGTAGTGTCTCTGCCTTCGCTACGGGTCCGCGCCTCATGTTGTCTGCTGCTCTGAGTTAATGCGGCGGCTCCTGGGGTGCCGCATCCTCTGGGTGCCCTTGCAGCGAGGGCAGGCAGTCCAGCAGCCCTGCCAGCGATAGCCGGGTCGCGAGTCCGCTGCACAGGTGCAGAGCGGCCGTGTGGGATCATCCACGGGCTGCACTCGCTGGAGTGCAGTAGCATACTTGGCTACGACCTTGTCATGCCGTCCGTCCTCTCTCCGCCAGCGGTAGGTGCGGTAGTAGGCCTCCCGCCAGCCTGCGAGGAACCAGTCACGCGGCGGCCAGGGATCGCGCCTCATGGCTACTCGGTGGGCTGCACGCTGAACTCTGCGATGTCTAGGGCCACAGCCAGCGCGGTGCTGCCATTCCCACGATAGAGGGCAGGGGTCAGCAGCGCGTGGCTGCGGGGGAGGTTGGTGCTGACGGTGCCGGTGGCTACGTGTGCGGTGCCGATGCGCGTGACCTCATACTGCACCGTTCCGTCTGTGGCGCAGACCAGCTTCACGCGATACATGATGCCTCGCGTGTGGGGGAAGTTCGCGCCGAGGTCCACGCTGCTGATTTGGGTGCTGCTGCCGATCGAGAAGATGCGCAGACTTTGGCCCACGCCACTGGCATTGCTGGCGAAGCCGATGCTGTCTCGCATGGTGGCGAGGACGAGGTTTCCGGCGAAGGCAGGCACCATGCTGGCCATGCCGACGAAGAGCCGAGCGTCTGCTACATCCGCTGCGTCTGAGATGGCGAAGCGGGCCTCGAAGGTCCAGCCACCGAGGTGCTGCACGGTGCTGCGCGCCCACTCCTGCCGGGCATGGCGGATGCCTGCCATGCTGTTAGCCGTGGCCGCACTCACGTAGCCCAGCCTGCGCACGCGTGGTAGTGCCCATGCTGCGGGGTCCACATACTTCAGCAGCTGCGTGCCTGTGCCTGCGGAGGTGCGTGAGATGATGGAGTTGTTCGCGTCTTGCAGGCTGATGGCGTTGGCCGAGATGACGTTGACGTAATACCAGACTCCTGCGGTGTAGCCTGCTGCCAGTGTGCCACCTGCACCTGCTGCCATCTGCACAGCGGTGCCTGCGGCGAGGCCATGCGCGGTGAGGTTGATCTGCTGCGTGGAGGTGTAGGTCACTGCACGCCCAGCATCCGTCAGGTCTATGCTGCGAGCGGTGGCAGTGCCACCCAGCACGGTGGTGGTGATGCCGAGTGTGGTGGGTGTGGTGCTGCCTGCTGCGGCCGTCCAGAAGAGCCTCTCTCTGCGCTCTGGATCTGCGCTGCCTGCGCTGGCTCCAAGCAGGGGCAGCTTCAGGTTCTCTCTCACTCGATCAATCTCGGGATCGGTGAAGGTCTGCTGCGTCTTCTTCAGCACCACTGCATCCAGACTTGTGACTCGGGTGTCCACTGCGGCGGTGGCGCTGGCTGCGGTGGCACTGGCTGCACTCAGTGCGGTGGTGGTGGCCTTGGTCGCCATCGCAGTCTCGAGCGCGTCGATGTCTGCCTGGGCAGTGGTGAGAGCGCTCTCTGCTGCTGCGCCGATGTTCGTGCGGGCCTGCGCTTTTTCGTTGGTGGTTAGTGTCTGCTCTGTGCTTAGCAGCACGTGAGTCAGGTCTGCATCCAGCTCTCCGCGAGTGACGAACTCTGCGGCTGCATTGGGGTCCTGTGGTGCGCCTTCGTCACCACGGATGACATCGTTTGCGATGATCAATCGGAACTGTGGCGAGCTGGTCCACTTGGCTGGCACAGCAGTGTCTCTCCAAGTGAACTCCCCCATGAGTTCCACCACTGCTCTCTCTGTGGGAATGGTGGCCAGCCAGGTGTCTGCGGTGGCCTGCCTTGTGAGCTGAATGATGCGCTGACCCGATGCCGCGAGCACGTCTCCAGTGAGGGTGACTCCGTTCGCTGCGGCTACGGTGACGACGCCTTCTCCTCCTGCCATGACGTAGAGCAGGCTGCCTGTCTGCCCTAGTCCCGTGGGCAGTGTCAGCGTGCAGTCCGTGGTGTGGCTAAGCACGATGAGGCCTGCTAGCTCAGTGCTGGTGGCGGTGTAGGCAGAGCCGCTGCGTAGCCACAGCGGGACACCTGCTGAGCCGAGAAATTGAGCGTTCATCTGCACGGTGCCGAAGCTGGGCCTGCCCACGTAGACCTGCTCTGTGGGCCACCACGCGAAGGCAGATTCCCCAACGATGAGGTCATCTCCATAGCGGCCTGTGGCCTTCCCTCCGAAGTGGATTTCTGGCGTGCCAGGGAGCTGCACAGGCGCTGCCTCTCCCTGCTCACCGCGAATGAACATGATCTCCACTTCCTCCGAGTCTCTGCGGCGAAAATCCGCAAGCAGAGCCGTGGGCAGCGTGCTGCCGAGTGTGGTGACGAAGGTGCCTAGGCCGAGATGAAAGAAGAACCTCACTCTGCGCCACTGGCGTCAATGCAGAGACACCACGTCCAGGTATCCGTCCTCTTGCCACGCAGCGGCGGGATTGCCCAGCTGAAGCCGCAGCTGAATGGGTCCCATGAGGCTAGTGATCCTGTCTGCTGTGCGCACTGCCAATCCTCCGCCACTGAAGGTAGGCACATGCACCAGCACTCCGAGCAAATTAGGGCTCACATAAGCGGTGCCTTGCTCCGTCTCCAGTGGAGCGTCCGGCCCTCTCCAAAACCTCACGGGGAAGGTCTCTGTGCTAACGTAGTAATCTCTGCCAATGTGATCCGAGCTGAGTCCAAGCCAGTCTTGCCAATTCGCCACATTCTCCAGCATTTGCGCATCTGCTACGGTGGCTCTCCGAAATTGAACGGATGCGGAGTAAGCGATACGATTGGAGCCCTGCTCGGAGGAGTCGAACTGAAGCTCGGCACGCAGCGGCACGTAGCCATACTTGCCCAGGCTCTCATCCGTTGTCCCTGCGACTTTGAAGAGGGGAAGAGCGCGATAGCTGGGGGTGATCATGTCTCGGGTGGTGGTGCCGCATTGCTTTCGGTGAACCTGAATCCGAGGTAGTTCACGTCTGCAAAGATGGTGCTGCGGACTTGCTGGTGGATCACTCCATTCACCACGCGGGCGAGCAGCACGTAGTATTGCCCATCCTGCTTATTCGGGTCAGGCAGCAGGACGCATGGCGTGTCCTCTGGCGGCTGGGAGAGCAGGGCGATGTCCCATGGCAGGATGGGCGCACCAGAGGTGTTCCACCGAGTGCGGCACACGACGTAGCCACTGGTGCTCAGCGTGCTGTAGATGGGCGGCGTGCTGGCATCCAGCGGTGTGCCATTAATGGTGGGCATGATGTAGGGCGCGCGCTCTTCTCCACCTGTCCAGTCGGGCACATAAAAGTAGCCTGGACTCACGGAGTAGCCATCTCCTCTGCGCTGCACGCGGAAGGGGTGCTCTCCGCTGCCTATGCCACCTGTGGCAGAGAGGTGCAGTGATCCGTCTCCGTTTTGTGTGAGCTCAATGCCCTCTGCGGAGATGTTCAGCTTTCCCAGCGCTCTGCGGATCTGGCGCATGACCCAGCGCTTGCCTGCCAAGCCCTTCTCCGTGGTCTGGAGGTCGGTACTTTTGAACGGTTTGATGCTCATGCTAGAAGAGGACGGCTGGCACCCACTCGTAGATGTAATCGTTCCGCCAGAGGCTCACGTCTGTGCCGAAGGGCTGCTGGCCACTCACGGTGTAGGTCCAGCCATTCGGCCAGAAGTGAGTGAGGTCTGGGCCTGTGAGGTTGATGTTCCTCACGGGTGGTGCGCCGATGGGGAATGCGTTCCCCGGGATGTTGGACGTGGGCGGTGGCGCGGTGCTGAGGTAGGTGTCTACGACGACGACTTTTGGCACGCTGACCACGCCCTTTCGGAAGTCATTCCAGCCTCTCTCCAAGTTCACTTTCAGCTGCTCTCTGCTGACCTGCTGTCCGTTACAGCTGATGGTGCGCTGCACTCTGCGAGAGCCACCACCGATGCCGACCAGCTGCGCAGTGACGCGATACACGGAGAGTCTGTCATGCAGCTTGTCTCTGCTGCAAGAGATGCAGACCTTGCCGTTGTAGTGGCCACCCTTCACGAAGTGCTGCGGGTTCGTGGTGAGCCACTGATCTGTCTCCGTATCGAAGTCGTTGATCTTGTCTTCGGGCCTGGGGTAGCCATCCACGCGGCGATGCTTGCTGCCACGCAGCCCCTTGCTCATCACGTCATACTCGTAGCCCTCTGCCTCTGAGCCATCGATGTCCACGTCCTCGGTGTAGAAGCCTGGCAGGTCCGGGTGTGTTTGGTCCTCGGTGAGGTAGTTGGCCGTGGGTGCCCAGAATTTCTGGCGGGCAGTGTCCAGACCACTGCGTGACTGCGTGATGCGCACGGTGTCCATGGCAAAGGGGGCGGCGGCAGGTGTGCGATGATGTGCGTCATTAGTTTACCGAAGAGAGGTGTTTCTCAATGGCTTGGAGGGTGCTCAGCATCCCAGCTGCTTCAGGCACCAGCTTGTTTTCCTTCGCCTGCTGCAACTTGGCATTCGTGGCGTTTTGTCGCTGGAATGCCTGACCAAGGGGGATGGATCTGTTTCCTAGATAGTCGCGGGCTTGCAGAGACTGCAGCCGATCCAAGCCGGGGAACTTGCGCCCATCCAGCCCTTCAAAGGTACTACTAGAGACGCCCCCTCTGATTTTCCTGCGTCCACCTGCTCTATCTGCCAGCTTGTCTTCAGCGAGCTGCTCTCGTTTCGCAAACTCAGCGGCCGCTGCCGGGGTAGCTCCTGTTGTGCGTGAGATTTCCGCCGCTCGATCACGCAGATCAAACTGCTTTTGCAGCTTGTCCGCAGCTGTGTTTTTGCCAGCTGCTCGCAGCTCTTTGACCTGCAAGTTTTCCTCAATTGAGCGGGTGGACTTGAGTTGAGACTCTTGCTTTTTCTGCACCTCTCTTTGGGCTGCTGTCGTGTTGGCATTTGGGTTCCCTAACGAAAAGCGGGCTTGCGCCTCCTTAATCAGTATTTCCTGCGTATCGGACTTCAGAGAGCTGTCCTTGATGCTGGCAATCTCGCGCTCCAAATCACGCGCACGCTCAATCGCTGCTAGCTTGTCTTTGGCGAACGCAGCAGCTGCTTTGTCTTCTCCAGCTGCCTCTTCCTTCAGCTTCGCAATTTCAGTGAGTGCCTTTGCCTCCGCGATGGCATTCTTGTTCAGCTTAGTTTCAGCTCTGGCCAATCGATCTTTGCTCAGCTCTCTCTCCACTTTCTTTTCATCGCTTAGCGGTGCGCCTGTGAAGGGGGCCAGGAAGTCCCCGCCGATCTCTCCAATCTTCCCGAAGAAGGTGTTACTCTTGTCCTGCTGAGCGATGACGGTCTTCTGTGCTGCTATGACTTTATCCAAGGTGCTTACCACTGCACCAATGCCTGCTGAACCTGCCAGTGATGCCGTAGCCTTCTCCGCTGCCTCTACCTCTTGAGCCATCTCAGCAAAGGCTTCATTTCCTGCTTGGCCCATGGACAAGAGAGCACCTCCAATGGCAATGACTCCACCGATGATGGCTCCCTTGGTCCCGAATGCGCCAGCCAGCTGCGAGCCCTGCTGGGTGAACACAGTGAGCGCCGAGGTTCCTCCCTGGAGCTGCACGGCGATGTCTTGCAGCTGTGCTGAAGCTCCACCTAAGCCCCGCTGAAAAGCCCCCCCTTTTCCAACACGATCAAGGCCAGCCGCAGCCCCAGAGAGCTTGCGTCCTGATGCCTCGACTTGTGTGCCAAACTGTGTAGTGCGTTGCGAGAGGCGGTTCAGCCCCTGCTCTACCTGCACTCCGTCGAAGCCAAAGACTAGCGTCGCTGCGTTGTTGTTCGCCATGCGCCGAGACCGGAGTCAATCTCCGGTCTGCCCTTGTCTACTGCCCTATCCATTTTCTGAGTTGCTGCCACCACCTGCCCACACTGCTCTGCTCTAAGCGTGGCCACACCATAGGCTGGCCATCGTAAATGCGGCGGGCGTGAATGAGCGCGTAGCCTTCTGCGAGTGAGATGCGCCAGTAAATTTGGGACTTGGTCAGGGAGGGAACTGCCGCTGCCAGTAGCACGGCGTAGACTGCTACTGGTAGCGGCTCGGCTAGTTTCCCTCCCGTGTTCCTCCAGCTCGACTGGTCCTCTCCACAGCTCGTGTTGATTCTGCGTCCGCGATGATCCGACTCGCTAACTGGATGGCCTCTATCGCTACTTCCTTCCCGATGTTCTTGCGCCCCCATTCCTGGGTGTGCTTCAGCAGTCGCAGCGGGTAGGGCAGCAGCGGCGCTAGCTCTTCTTCCGTCATGCTGCACAGGCAGATGATCTTCTCTGCGTCCCAGAGCACGAACTGTGGATTCAGCGTGCGCAGCTCAGATGGCATGGGCGCGTCCAGTGCTTGCAGCCTCTCGAAGAGGCGGTCCCGCATGATGCTGTAGGGCTCCAGTGTGGCACCCTTCCAGCTGTATCCGGCAGTGAACGCAGCGTCTGCGGCTGCTGTGGGAGATGTTGGCGCTGGGCTGTCGTCGAGTGCGACGATCTTTGGCTCTATGGGGTCATCTGTCATGCAGACACTTCTCTGCGTCAAAGGCGGAAGTGTCGTTGCACGCGATCCATGACTGTGCCTGTGGCGTCACTGGATACCATTGCGCACAATGCCGAGCCGGGGTTGGGCTGGATGTGGATGATGCGGGTTCCGTGGTCGATCCTGTGCCGCAGGTAGAGGTATCGCCATGCGCAGATGATGGCGTGGCACATGGGGTGCTCTGGCTCGGTCTGCTGGATGGCTAGCTGGCGGGTGCCTAGCTCATTCAGTGGCTCGGCTCTCTGCACCAGTGCAGCGGGCTGCTGGTGTGCCTGCTGCGGCGTGGCGTAGTCTCTCAATGGCTTGTGCAGGCCGCTGATGAACCAGCTGCCTGATGCCTGGTCAACGAGTGGGAATCCACAGACGGTGAGGGCTGCTGCGAGGGCTCTGTCTTGGGTCTGGATGCGGCCTACTGCGGGCTCGCGGTAGAGGCTATCTTCCGTGTCCTCCTCTAGCTCGTAGTGTGTGGGCCAGGGGGCTGCTCCACTGTGGCTGCGCGGCTGGAGACGCAGGGCACGCAGCTTCCCCTCTGCCCAGTGGCGCAGCTGCACCACGGCACGCACTGCTGCCATGCCGATGACGAGGGCGGGCTCTGTCTGCACGGTGAGTGCTCTGACCTGCGCGGCGATGTGGGGACCACGGAGGTCATGCACTACGCTGACTTTGCCTGTGGTGTGGCCACGGATGACTTGCTCTGTGACCTCTGTGCGGACGGTGTTCCCAGGCTGCGCGGAGAGCACAGCGGCAGCGAGTGTGTCTGTGGTGACCCAGCTCTGCTGGCCTGCTATGACTCTCCGCTCAAGCATGGCGCGGGCTTAGTTCGTGGCGCTGCTGAAGTCTGCCAGCTCAGGGTAGAAGGTGCAGGGCACCGTCATCTCTGGGTCTGCGTCTTCGTCCAGTGTGAGGCTCACGTCCTTCACTACGACCTTGCTTCCGCTGGCACTGGTGAAGCCCATGAGGGATTCGTTGTTGGTGCCGTTGAAATTGATCAAGGTCACAGCGATGCCGGGGTGAGCGACAGCGAGGCCTTCGTAGGCTCCGAGTGATGTCGGGATGGGCTGGCCTTTCAGCTCGATGTCCAGCTGCGGTGTGCGGCTGGTGTGCGCTGCGACCTGACGGTCTTTGTTCAGCGTTTCTTTGTGGTTCCTCTTCGCAGAGAATTGGATGTTGGTGACGACGAGTCCCGTCTCGTTGATGGGCTCTTTACGTGCGGCTCCGTGGTGAATGCGGTCAGTCATGGCAACGAGGGCCAGAAGTCAAATTAAGCAGCGCAGCTCCACAGAGTGCGCGTATCTCACGGTGACGTCTCCAGGCTCACGGTCGATGTCTGGAGAGACGCGAGCGATGCGGTAGCAGAACCAGCCGGTGCGCTGCTGCTCTGTGAGTGCGGCGAGGTAGCCCCACAGGGCATCCACGTCTAGCATGCGCCTGCCAATGGCGAGCTGCCATGCTGCGAGCTGCGAGAGGTCATGCCGCAGCAGCAGCTCTGCGGTGAGGGTGTAGGTGACTCTGCCTCCCTGCTGCGTCTCCCGGCCTGTGATGGCCAAGCAGGGCATGGTGAAGTCCTCACCAGAGTCCGCTGTGCGGCGCGGCAGATCTGTCTCGTCTGGCACACCAGCGGCGATGCTGGCGGGCGTGGTCAGGTAACCGCGCAGGTGCTGAAGCATGGAGGGGAGAAGCATGGGGGCGGTTGGAAAATGATGAAGGGTGAATGGGCTAGACTCTCCACATGACGGAGACGCTCCAGAATGCCCATTGGAATGAAATCTCGTAGCCGTGGATGGTACGGCAACGAGGATCCTCACAGACTCCTGCTGCGATGCAGAGGCTGGGGAGAAGGTGGCACTCGTGGGGATGGTATGCGGCGGAGAACATAAGCGCTGAGTGATGAGGGGCGGTTATCTTGGTGAGGCTGTGGTGCGCCTGCGGTAGTCAGTTTGCATGTTCAGCTTGGCGCGTGTTTGGTCGCTGCCGGAGACATAGTCTGCGCTGATCTTGCCTCGCTTGAAGAGCGCGAAATTCATGCGTTTGGCGTCTTGCGATTCACCGGGCATGTCTAGCCAACACTTCCCGAGGTGGTGAGGCAGAGTGCTGCGGTCGATAGGCTTGGCTTTGGATCTTGGCATCTCCGTTCGGATGCGGTCAAAGGGCTACCTTCTGTAACGTCTTCTCGAGTGCCTTGGGCAGTCTGCGGCGGAGCTTACCTTCGCGCAGCTTGGCCACCCTCTCCAGGATGCGCGGCATGCCTGCGCGGTTGGCGTAGCGCACGTTGTTGATGGCGGTTATGTAGTAGGAGCTGCGGGTTTGATCGGTCTTCACGTTGCCTTGGCTGGCGCTGCGTTTGGCGATCCACACGGGCACTGAGGCTTCCACTTCTTTTGCTGCGGCGAGCCAGCCAGCGGCGAGTCTGCCCACTCCAGACTGTCTGCGCTTTGTCATGCGCTTCAGCTTCTTTTCGTCTGCGTAGTAGGCCTGCTTCCGGCCTCGACTCACGCGGTGTCTGCCAGCTCCTGCTTTCCGCTTGAGTCGGGCTTGGTAGAGCCCTTCCACATCGACATGCAGCTCCTTTGTTTTCACCTTCACGGGCTTGGCTAATTTCTTCCCGAACACCTTCGTGATGGTCCGATAACCTTTAATCTGCACCGGGGTGAAAACGGCCAACACGTCTGAGGTGATGGTGCCTTCGCCTCTCCGTTTGTCGCTCAGTCGTGTGCCGGGCGGCGTGAGCGCGATGGCATCCTTGATGCCGTTGCGCGTCTCGGTCCGCACCTGCTCCCGCATGAACTGAGCGAAGGCCGCAGGGTAGGCCTGCAGCTTTCTGATGAGCTCTGCGGTGTTGGCGGTGACGACGACTCTCATCTACTCAATGCAGGTGATGCGCCACTCATGCGAATGGCTCTCGCTGCCGCTGATGTTTTGCACCACCCACTGTCTGCTCTGTGCTGCCACTGTGGTGCCAATGGCAGGCGCAGTGCTGAGCAGCGTCTTGCTGACCCACACGGTCAGCACGTCACGCGAGTGGATGCCAGCCAGCTCCAGCTCTGGAGGTGCGGAGTTGATCAGCAGCGCACATGCGTAGCTGGTGGTGGCAATCTGCACCGTGCCTGGGTGCATGGCAGTGTCCCAGGCCTGCTGCTGGCCTCTGAGCTTAGCGAGAGAGTCTGCCAGGGTGAAGGCCATGGTGCTAGGCGAGCTGCTCCTGCAAGTAGCTGCTGACGTCTCCGAAGGTGACCCACTTCTCCGTGATGTCGTCCTCTACAGCGAGGCCGAATTCTTCTTCAATGGCCATGACTAGCTCGACTTGATCCAGGCTGTCCATGCCTAGCTTTTCGAGGGTCTGCTCCGGGTAGCAGTCGTCCCTGTCGGTGCCGAGTTGCTCTTCGAGGATCTTGGTGAGTTTACGGTGGATGTCTTCTTCGCTCATGCACCGAAGACTCGGAGTAAAAAGCGAACGCACGGCAGACCGAGGTCCACCGTGCGCTGCTTCCCTTTTTTCATGGCGCAGCGCACTCCAACGCTGCGCTGTGATGCGCGTGTTAAGTGGGCTAGTCTTCTGCGGGTGCGGTGATGTTCATGGCGTAGCGCGAATTCAGGGCTTTCGCGGCGATCTGCACCAGCACGTCAGCGAGCTGAGAGTTCGTGATGTTGATGGCATCATAGCGCACTCGCTCTCCACTGAGCTGCACTTGCTCCTCTGCTTGAATGCTGAGGGTGACGCGAGAGTCTCCAAGGTCTGCCACGATGTGGCGAGCAACACTGGTTCCATCTGGGTGGCGGGTTTCGGTAAGGGTGAAGGCCATGCTGTGCGCGTGCTGTTAAGCTGTACGCAGTGACCCCGCTGGCACACAACTACCAGCGGGGTCTAGCAACACGACAGGCAGCGCAGCCTGAAGCGAAAGGGGTTGGTTAAGGGGCGGGTTTGTCTGCCTTCTTCTCTGCCTTCTTTTTGGCAGCAACTTCAGCAGCGGCTTCCTCTGCGGTTTCCTCTGCGACTTTGGCAGAGGCTTCAGCAGCGGCTTTGGCAGCGGCTTCCTCTGCGGCTTTGGCAGCGGCTTCCTCTGCGGCTTTGGCAGCGGCTGCGGCAGCGGCTTCAGCAGCGGCCTTCTTTTGGGCAGCCTCGATCCTGTCTGGATCAGGATACATGCAGATGCCTGGTGGTGGTGCTAGCAGCTCCACCACGGGATGGAGTGCGGCATCCAGCGCTTGTTCACGCGCAGCGCGTGCGGCGTCTGCGTCGTAGCCTGCGTAGAGGACGGTGGGAGCGGTGTCCCGGCTGAAGCTGGTGTGGCCCAGGGTGAGGTGAAGCTGTGGCATGGAGGTGGTGGGAAGTAGTGAGTGGGGGAGGCTTCAGCAGCGGCCTGATTGCTCTCCCCCACTCGGTTCTCATGTGGGGTAGTTTATGCGGTGCGGAGGATCTGGCCGCTGGGCTCCATGGCGAGCTGCTCTACGTCAGCAATGGCACCTGCGGTAGCTCCGTAGAGCACTGCGAAGGTGATGTAGCTGTCCATGGTGCCGGGCTCGAACCACTTGTAGCAAATCATGCTGAGGCCAGTGTCTGGGTCTGTGACGACCTCACCTGCTGCGGTCACAGGGATGCCAAGTCCCTGTGCGATGTCGATGCCATCCGAGGGCAGCGCGGTCTTGATAGCAATGGCCTCACGAGTGCCGAAGAAGCCGGAGATGTTCTCCTTCTTGGCCATGGTGCCAGCGGTGTAGGCAGTGGTGACATCCACTGCGCTGCCGCCCCGTGTGGCGGAGACCTTCAGCGTGGTGGTGCTGGGCACATCCGACACGAAGTAGAAGGTGCTGCCACCTGCGGTGAGGCCTGCGCCACCTGTGAGCGCGGAGAACTGCACGCGGTCACCAACGAGCAGCCCGTGAGCAGCGCTGGTGGTGATCAGGTCTGCGGTGGAGATGGAGCTGATGGTGAGGTCAGCACCATTGCCTGTCAGCATGTCTGGATACTCCACGATCTCCTGGAATCCAGAGAGCCCACGGAACACGGCATGAGGGTCTGCGTCGTTGCGTTGGCTGGCGTTGTCGTAGCGGTTCGTGATGCGGCTATCTCCCTCCAGTGCCTCTGCTACGTCCGAGTTGATGAGACCAAAACGAGGGCCGCCCACACCACGCTTGTTCATGGCTTTACGAATGGCATTCAGCGCGTCCTTGTTGCTATTCGCGAGGCTGTAGGTGCTGGCATTGCCGAAGGCTTTGCTGCCGATCTTACCGAGCACGTGATCATTCACGGCTTTGCCCAGCACGCTGGCGCTGTCCTGGAAGTGGCCTTCCAAATCGGTGATGCTGTCACCCAGAGATGCGAGGTGAGAAACGTTCAGCGTTACGTGCAGGTGCTGACTCATGGTGAAGGGCACGTCGACTAGCAGGTCGCGGCCTTGCTGAGCACCTGCCTTGTAGCCACCGTTGTTGGCATCGTATTGGCCAGTGACGGGGCGCTTCCTAATTTTGCCGATGACTTGCTGGTCCTTCTTCAGCCGCTCCGTGGTGAAGTCATGAGCGAAGAAGCTGAGTGCAGGGCAGCGCACAAACAATGCGCGGATGGTCTGCTGAAGCAGCACCACCGGCGTCAGTGTGGGCACGAGGAGCGCGCCCTGCTGAGCAGGCTGCTGCATGAGTGCGGCAGCACCTACGAAGAGGCAGGCAGCGGCGAGCACGGGACTGGTGACTGCCAGCACTGCGGTGAGTGCGAAGAGCAGGGAGGCGAGGATGATGTGGGCGAGTTTCATAGACTGGCTGATGGCTTGGCGCGGTGGCGTGCTTCGTGAGTTGTCAAAAAGGCTTAGTTGCTGGCAGTGGGCTTTTTCTTGGCAGCGCTCTGCTTCATGAGGTCCCAGACCTCCTGTGCGAGAGCGCCCTTCTTCCGTGGATCGTCCTCGGCTTCGATCTGCTTATTCAGATCGTCGATGCGGAGGGTGATGTCTTCAGTGGTGGCGGCTCCAGCAGGGGCTGTGCCGGGCAGCTGAGGCTCTGCCACGCCAGCGGATGCGAGGGCGTCATTGATGGCAGACTGGAGCCTTGCCTCATGGTCTGTGGCAGCCTGGGTGAGGGCGGCGGTGTGTGCCTCCCGGAGCTGCTCCACAGCGGCGGTGTGCTCTGCGCGGAGAGCCTCCAGCTGCGTGGCATGAGTGGCCTCCAGCTGCGTGGTGGCCTCTGTCACTGCCTGAGCTGAGGCTTGCTGGAGGGTTGCAAGCTCTGCCTCTTTCTGAGACAGAGCTTCCGTTAACTGGGCGATTTTAGCTGAGTTGAACATGACTGGCTCGGCCGCATGTCAATGCAGCAGAACTAGCCGATGAGGTCCCCCACGTAGTCATCCAGCGTGGCGGTGGTGAGTGCGTCCACCAGCTTCCGCTCATGGCCTGTGCCGCAGTCCATCCACTGACCTTCCATGGTGGACTGAGCCACTTCTCTGTGTGCGGTGACTGCCTGCCTGAACTCAGCGTAACAGCGGTCCACACTGCCTTGCAGGTGAGCGCGCTCCTGCTCTGTGATGGGCCGCCAATCTGCTCCCATGGTCTTCATCTCTCCTGCCTTCAGCACCTGCATGTTCAGCCCTTCGTCTGTGTACCAGCGCGAGGCATCCAGCAGGGCGATGTAGACGCCGATGCTGCCGACGATGGCGGACTCTCCCGCAGCGATGAGGTCTGTCTGCGAGGCGAGGTAGTAGGCAGCGGAGCAGCACATACCGCTGATGTAAGTGTGGACCTCCTTCTCCTTCGTCAGCTGCGCGATGCGCTGCGCGGTCTCCTTCACTCCCACAGTGCTGCCGCCTGGGGAATTCATGTCTAGCACGATGGTGTCCACTCGCTTGTCCCCCGCTGCGAGTGAGAGCGCTGAGTCCACGTCATCCAAGTCTACAGCACCGTAGCACTGCATCTCCAGCATGGTCAGTGACTTGTCGATCGCGCCATGCAGCTTGATCACTGCGACATTCCCATGGCGGGTGTAGATCATCTCCTGCCGGACGAGCGGCTCGGTGGCTTTCATCATGCGCTCATACTCCAGCCAGTCCGAGGAGACACGGCCAGCGCTGCCGATGGCCTCCTGATGCGGTGAGACGTCTCCTCTCATGCGAGCGAGCAGTGCTGTCTCGAATGCCTGGCGTGCAGGCGTGTGGAGCATGAGTGGGCTGGCGAAGAGCTTGGCGAAAAGGTGGGGGTATTGTCTCATGCTTCGGAGGATGCTTCAGGGTCTGTGGAGTCTTCTGGGTCTGGCTGTGCCTTGTCTTTTTTGGCTGGGGGCGCGTCTGTGGGACCGGGCTGGAATTGCTGGCCTGCCTTGCCGGGGAATACCTCTGCATACTGCAGCTCCACACCGTAAAGCTCCTTCGCGGAGAGGCACTCCCGCTTGGCGAAGGCGACCTCTGCCACACGCTGGCGGATGCGCTTTTTCCAGAAGACGCCCTGTGCTCCCCACTCGTCTAGCCAAGTCGTTAGGCCGCAGTCCAACTGAATGACGGAGAGGTTGCCTTCGCGCCCTCTGTCGATGGTCATGTCTGCCTGGCCGATCCACTCTACTTGCCTCCACCAGTTGGCTGGGCCTGCGGGCAGTCTGCCTGCCTTGATCTCCTTGGCGATGTGGTAGCCGAAGTAGCGGTTGCAGCGCTTTGCCATGCGATACTGTCGATTGGTCACCCACCTCTTGATCTCCGCCATGATGTAACGGATGCCGGGTCCGGTGACTCCGCTGATGTCGCATAGTGCCTCGAAGGGCAGGTCCACCGCGAAGCAGCAATCCTGCAAAACTGCACGCTCGAACTCGCGGTTGTTTTGGCTGGGGCGGTCATCTGTCAGCACCTTCGCGGTGACACCCTGGGGGAGCAGTGGCACCTGCGCACCGGAGCCTACTAGCTCCCAATTCACGTTCGTGGTGCTGTTGTCCGGCATACGCGCCGGAGTCTGTAGCATGGGGCCAAGCATCCCTCCTCCGGGTGCGGTGAGTGTGGCTGTGGCGGACTGCTCCAGCACGGTGCCCACTCTTGCATTGGCCTTGATGCCGCTCTTCCAAAAGCCTCGCGTCTCGACGATGTCGATCATGTTCACCACTGCTGCGGCGAGGATGCTGACTGCGCGGATCATACCGCGTGCATCCAAGCTGCCGATGTAGATGGCATCACGACTCTCGATGTCGGTGTAAGAGTCGCTGATGCCGTTGCGCACACAGTAGCCGATGTGCTTGTCGAACCGATCCAGATGAATGCCATCACGCCAGGTGTCTCCGGTGTGTCTGCCATTCACGATCTGGTGGCCTTCGTAGTACGCGCAGCGCGCACCTCCGCTGGAGGTCTCTGTGAGCACCTGTAGGAGGTCGCCATCCCGGAAGGCGGTGAGGTTATCCATGGGCTGGCTCTCGAAGAAATCAAACTTGCCTGCGCGGTCGTAAATCTCTGCGCTGCCTGCGCGGGCCATGAAGTTCTCAAAGGCCATCTCATTCCAGCTTTCGTTGCGCGTATTCGGCTGCGGAGTCACGAAGCCGATGAGCTTGGAGGTGCCGTGGACGAGGCGACGAGCGAAGCCGAAATGGTTGTAGAGCCACTGCACACGACGAGCGATCTCGGTGCGTGTGAGGGTGTCCGACCAGTTTCGGGGATTGGTGTCCCTCCAGTAGAGGTAGCCACGATTCGGGCTGGAGTTGGCCGCTTGGTAATTGCTGAAGCCGGGCACCAAGAGGAATGCGCTGGACTGCTGCTGCGCGGGTGCTGCGTCAATAATTCTTGACGGTGCTGCGGTGCGTTGGGCTTTGGTTTTGCGGCTCATCAGGATGCCACGCAGCCAGCGTCAAAGCGCACATGAACGGTGCCGTTGTTTGGCGCTGCTGCGATGGTCTCTCCTAACTGCTGAAGTGCGGCGATGCAGGTGGCGATGAAGGCACGCTGCTCTGCTGGTGTGGTGAGGGTGAGCCCAGAGAGGGAGGAGCCGTCTCTGCTGCTGCTGGTGGCGTGAATGTTCAGCACCTGCCTCTGCATGAGTGCGTCCAGCGCCTGCTTCCAGAACTCGCGGATCTGGGTAGTGGTGTAGTGCTCTACGAGCGATGCAACGAGGATGGGATCAGACACGAGTCTGAGGGGGCGTCAATCTGCGGCCTCTGCTGCGGGCGGCGGCTGCTGTGGCTGCTCTGTGGCCTGGGCTGCTGCGGCTGCCTCACGCTCTGCTGCCTTAAGCCTTCGCTTGGTCTCCACTCCCTTCAGCTGGTTCAGTCTGCTCTGCTCTGGGTCTCTGGCCTTGGTCGGTCCCGTGGTCCTCCCTCCCTTGGCTCCTATCTTGGCCAGGTATCGCGAGATGGGGTTGCTTTTCTTTTTCGGTGGCATGCTCGGGCGTTACCAAAACAAGGCAGCCTCGACAAGGGGCACGGATGATGAGTCCGCGTGCTTTCAAAGGCTCCAGCTCTTTTGCGAGCGTGGCAAGGATGAGTTCGAGATCGGTGTAAGGTGGATTGCTCATGTAAGCTGCTTACTTGGCTATGCGTCAATGTTTCAGGGCTGCGGCTTCTTTCTCTGCTCTCTCTCTCTCGGCTCGTTGCTGGGCTTCTCTGAGGGCGAGAGCGGGCGCGAGAACATACCAGCCGACGTCATTCATTTTCATGGCGTCGCCAAAATCGTTCTTGGTTTTCGGCTCTGCCCACAGCCACTGCCTACGCTTTTGGTTGTAGCCGAATTTCTCCGCGCACAGCTCTGAGACGAAGCCGGGATCCTGCTGAATCTCCACAGGGAAATGCACGCGTGCCACTCCGAGTGGGCGAGCTACTCCAGCTTTCTCTGCATCTCGCAGCTCCTTGAATCTGCCGAAGGTTTTGTTGTAGAGCTGATCCTTGAAGTTGTCGTCACTGAAGCGGTAGCACCACAGTGGCCACGCATTGTGCGTGGTGTTAGGCGGGTCTCCTGAACGAGGCCAGACGAGGTCTCGTGCGCTGCGCATCCGCATTCCCTCCTGTCCCCAAACGGACACGAAGCGGTAGATGGGCAGGCTGCGTTCATCCATGCCCATGTAGGTGCTGACGACGAAGTCTCTCACGTCCTTCTGGATGTAGCCTTCATCGATGATGCCCTTGTAGACGACGGGGTCCACACGCTGCTCCAGTGGGGTGTCCTCTGGCCAGTGCAGCACTCTCACGGGCCTGTCTGCTTCCTCCATGAGTGCGGCGAAGCTGAGGCTCTCTCCCCAGTCGATGACGTAGCTGTCACCATTGGTCATGTAGGCTCGCTTCACCCATTTCCTTGCGACCTGCTGCACGTCACATGCCATCAGTACGATGGCTGGTGGCACGGGGCACTCTCCTCTTCGGTAGGGGGATACCATCTGGTAGATGTCGTTGTCCTGCACCTCGATGCTCTTCTGCTTCCAGCCTCTGGCAAGTCTGCCACGCATGAAGGTCTTGAGCTTGTCTTCCTCTGGGTCTTCCACGGCCTCTAGCCACTCTGTGACGAGCACGGGCCAGGTGGCTGTGGGGAAGGTGCTCATGAGGTCATCTAGCTGCAGGCTGAAGATGCCGGGCACTGCCTTGATGGGGTCTGCCTCCGTGCGGGTGGAGAGCAGTGTGCGGCGGCGGATCATCCATGCCTTCCAGCACTCATGAATGTGGCCACCACTGGTGCCGAGTGGTGCTGGCAGCCGCTCCCTCTCTGTGAGTGGCTGGCTCTGCGCGTAGGCTCCGTAGCTGTGCGTGTGGCAGTCTGCGTTCACGCAGCGCAGGTGGATGCCTGTGCGCATGGCGTTGTAGTCCCATGCTCCGAGCAGATCCTTGCAATGGGAATACATGATGCGCTCCCACTCCACGGTCTGCACGGTGCCGCAGTGCGGGCAGGGAAAGTGGTGCTGGTGCTTGCTGCCCTTCAGCCATTCCTGCGTGATGTTGTCCTCATAGTTCTCCGGTTTGCTGAGCTCGATGCTGATGAAGTTGCTCTGCTTCTTTCCACGCTCTCTGCCCACTGCGGTGGCGGCTTTGTTACGATAGGTGTCGGTCTCATCGAAGATGGCGAGGCCGACACTTTTGTTCGCCAGCTCCCCGAGTGAGTTGCTACCGCAGAGGTAGCCGACGAGCCCCTTGAAGGAGAGGGTGAGGTTCGCGAGATCGTCCTCGTTCTCACTGATGGAACCTTGTACCGCCTTGCATGCGCGGAGCATGGGCTTGAGTCGCTCCTTGCTGATCCTTCGCATCTCATCGCGCACGTCGATGACGTACAGGAAGTTGCGGCAGACGTAGCGGACGTAGTAGCAAATGTAGATGAGCAGCACCAGGGTGACTCCGGTTTGGCTGCTCTTCTTCACGATGACGCGGTTGTATTTCCGGCTCTGAATGATCTCCCACAGGTCCGTGGGCAGTGGGTTCAAGTCGGGGTCATAGGGGCCGGGGAAGTCGCCACTCTCCTTCGTGGAGAGCTTGATGTTTTCCTTGGCCCAGTCTCTGAGGCTCTGTGTGGGACGAGGCGCGAAGACCTCTCGCATGAGTGCTGCCACTCGTTGTCTCAGAGTCATGCTGCCTCCAGTGCGAAGGGTTCCACTGGCTGGCTGAAGTCTGACTCTGCGAGGTGGCTGAAGACGCTATCCAGCTCTGACTGGTAGACGGGCTCGAGAGTCTCAAATGTCTCACGTGAGACTCCTGCCTTCGTGCAGATGCGGACGCAGAGCGAGCGCAGGGACTGGTTCACCACATGCAGCCTCTCGCTGAGTATGTGCTCTGCCTCTGACCATGCTCTGCCCTCACGTGACATGATCTTCTCGGCATCTCTCTGGAACTCACGGTAGCGCGTGAGGACGGCATCGTAGCTGCGCTCCGCGAGAATGAAACGAGACGAGTCTGTCTTGTCCTCGCGTGCTGCGTCTCTCTCCTGCCTGGCGTCATGCACGTCCTGCTCGAGCTGCTCCAGCTTGGCCGCGAAGCCCATGTCCTCTGGCCGTAGCTGAGTCCTCCTCTGCTGGAGTGGTGGTGGCGTGCTGCTGGCTGGTGCTGCTGGTGGAGCTGCTGCTGTGCGAGGTGCTGAGGATGGTGCCGCAGGTGCAGGAGGGGTGCTGCGCGGGCCTGCTGCGGAGGCTGCATCCAGGATGCGCTTTGGCACCTGGTGCTTCATATGCCGTGTCCACCATGCTGGCATGGAGGCTGGGTCATCCAGTGGCGGCAGGTCGCTCTTCTGTCTGCCGAGGCTGACCCAGCGCTTGATGGTGCGGGCGTCGTTTGGCTTCTGGCCATAGATGGGCTCGTAGTCTTGCAGGCGTCGCTGGTAGGTCTCACGCGTGACTCGCTTCACCACGGTGCTGGTGTCTGGGACGAGGTCCGCTATCTCTGCGAGCTCTCCTTTGGTGAGCCTGCCTCCGGTGCTCCACCTGCGCAGAAGGACGGAGAGCCGCATGCGTGCGTGCTGCTCTGTGAGCTCTGTACTGCATGCGAGCTGATGCATGAGCTCACGATCTGGAGCGCCGAGGGTGCTGCCCTCTGAGATGCGCTTGATGAGGTTCCTCATGCTCGCAGACATGACTTTCTCTGCGATCTCTGGTGTGATGGTGATGTCAGCCATGGTGGGGCAGGGAGCTGAGCCACTCCCGGTGGAATGCACCGAGGGTGGCGTCGTTGAAGAGGGTGATCTGCTCGGTGTTGTCCGAGCTGCGGATGTTCGCACTGCCCTCAATGACGTAGTGATCTGAGCCGATGGGTAGGCAGATGATCTTCGCGTGGCAGCGTGTGATGATGAGGTCTGCTACGGGCTTCAGAATGCTGGCCACTGCCTGGCACTCTCTGCCTCCCTCCAGCCTGGCGAAGTAATGCGAGGCGACGATGGTGATGCTGCCGAGGAGCCCGAGTGCCTTCCACTTGGCCAGGGCAGTGGCGTTTGCCTGACTGAGCCCAAGCGTGGCGATGAAGAGGTCTGGGCAGTGCGCTGCGGGGTGGTGCCGGAGGATGGCCCCGATGATGTCGCACAAGACGAAGTCACCACAGAGAGCGCAGTGGGTATGCTCTCCTGGTGCTGGTAGGTGTGGCAGGATGCTCTGCGCATTCTCTGGCCGGATGAGCGCCTTGATCCCTCTGCGGCTAGCCTTGTCTTCTGCCTTGGCCTTGATGGTGAGGATGCGTGTCCTGGCGAGGGCGAACTGTGGGCCTCGGGGGGGTGCGTCCAGGCTGGCAAGGACTGCGGTCAGGTCCGTGTTGAGCTCAACATCCATCACAGAGTCTGGCCTGTAGTCCGAGGCTGGTGAGTCTCTCCAAAATCACCGCGCAGAACTTGGGATCTAGCTCGGTGCCGATGCACCTGCGACCGTGCAACTCTGCTGCGACGAAGGTGGTGCCGGAACCGCCGAACAGCTCTGCTACGGTCTCACCTCTGCGGCTGCTATTCCAGATCTGGCGAGCGACGAGTCGCACGGGCTTCACGGTGGGATGCAGCTCAGAGACGGTGTTGCGTGGCTCTCTGACGACGGTGGTGTCCGCCGAGTTACGCAGGTGGTTCACTAGGGCCACCAGCTCTGCTTTGCTCAGCTTCTTGAGCTGCTGCTCATCGTCGATGACGGTGGATTGCGAGTAGCCGCCCTGCCAGTAATGGCCTGCTCCAGGTAGCCAGCCGTAGAGGATGGGCTCGTGCTGCCACTGGTAGTCCTGCCTGCCCAGCGTCCACGCTTGCTTCACCCAGATGATGCACTGGGCAACGTGAAAGCCTGCTGCCTTCAGTGCTGCACGTGTCTCGTGACCGTAGGCTTCTGCGTGCGCTACGTAGCATGCTCCGCCTGGCTTAACGACAGCGGCCGCTGCGGTGAACCATGCGTGCAAAAGGTCCAGATACGCAGCAGCGGAGACGTTGTCATTGAGGATGGTGACGGGCTTCACGTGGCTCGTTTCTCCACCTGCTGCCTTGATCTCATTCCTCTTCTTCATGCTCGCGTCGTAAGCGACATTGTAGGGAGGGTCGCACCAGATCATGTCTGCCTTGTCTCCACCTTGGAGCAGTCGCTGCCAGTTATGCAGTGACTCACTGGCTCCGCAGAGCAGGCGATGCGCGCCGATCTGGTAGAGCTGCCCAGGCTGCACCTGCCACTTCTGCTGGAGCTGCTCTGCCTTGGTGACCATCTCCTGCGCAGCCTCATCGTCTCCCTCTGCCTCAGGTGGCGAGACGAGAGCCATCAAGCTCTTTTCATCGTAGCCCGCTAGCGCTGCGTCTAGGCCTGCTTCTTCGATTTCGCCAGCGAGGGCACGAAGCACTTCGTCTTCCCACTCACCGAGGGGGCGATTCGCAGCGATCATGCGAGCGTAGTGCGTGGGCTCGTCGTATTCGACGACGGACACGTCCACCAGAGTGACGCCTTCCATCTCCATGACCTTCCGCCTGAAGTGCCCACTGACCAGGAAGCCATTCCTCTCATTCCACACCAGCGGGTCGAAGTAGTCATGCGCCAAGCTCCGCTTCAGCGCAGCCCAGAGCGGAGACCCAGGCTCAGGGTGCTTACGTGGATTGCGAGGATGGAGGGCGAGCTGCTCAATGGGCAGTCTCTGGAGCCTGATGGCAGCTACGGACATGACCACTCGCCAATGTCAAACCGCGCAGGGTCATAAAACTTTTGCACCCTTGTCGCGAAAAACCTCAAGGGGTCGCTTTGCCAGATCGGAAGAGCGTCGTGTAGGGAAA